GCCTACACCAAAGGCCTTCGTGAGGGCTTCCTGTCTTTGAATGATGTTCGAGCAGTTGAAGACCTCTCGCCAATCGGTGAGGCAGGCGACCAATTCCGCGTTCCATTACAGAACATTGATGCCGCCGATGCCAAGGATGTTGGACTCAATCTACGAGCTGACATTGTCAGTAAGTTGGTTCAAGTTGGCTTTGATCCTGAAGAAGTCCTCAAGGCGGTTGAAATGGTGCCTATCGCGCACACAGGCGTTCCAAGTTCGCAGTTGCAACCAATTGCGCAAATTGATCCTACTGACCCAACTGCTGCCTATGATGTCCGAGAGGCTCGCAATAATGGAACTGTCGTCAATGTTCCTGAGCCTGTCGTCAATGTCGCTGCGCCAAATGTCAATGTCGAACCTGCAATGGTGATGCTTGAGTCACCTGAAGTTCGTGTTGAGGCACCGACTGTCAATGTTGAGGCGCCAAAGATTGAAGTCACAAATCAGATTGACCGCCGCAAGGTTCGCAAGAAGGTCATCCGTGACGAGGTAGGTCGAATCTCAGAAGTCATTGAAGAGTTCATTGAGGGAGATGAGTAATGGCAACAGGATTGAGTTCATACTTAGCAAACAAATTCCTTGATGCAGTCGGAAATGGCACTGCCTATTCTGCGGCGAATGTCTATATCAAACTCCACACGGGCGACCCTGGGGCGAATGGAACTGCCAATGCTGCGACTGAAACAACTCGTAAAGAGGTCACATTTGCTGCTGCTTCAAGTGGCGCGATTGCCTCTGATGCTGCTGTCACGTGGACGAATATCGCTGGCACTGAAGATGCTACTTATTTCACTGCTTGGGATAATGCTTCTGCTGGCAATTTCCTATTCAGTGGCACTATTACTGGCAACGCTTATGTTGCAGGTGATACTTACACCATCCCAAGTGGTTCTCTCACAGCATCCTTAACTTTGGCTTCTTAGAATGCCATCACAATTCGTTCTTGATGAAGGCATATTAGGCACCGACCTTCTAGGCCCTGTCGTCATCGTTTCTGCTCTCGCAGAATTTGGTGGCCTACCATCAAGCGCAAATTCATTAGTAACGCACTCCGTTACTATGTCAGCATCACTTGGAACTTTATCTGCAACAGCTCGCGCAGCAGATAATGTTGAAGCAATTGCAGATGCACCTCTTGGAAGTTTGCAGGCAAGTGCAAATACAATTCCTGTCACGCCGATTGTTGGTGGCGGTGGCGGAATGCCAAACTTTGTTCAACCAAACTTTCCACAGCCTGAAACAAAGCAAGAAGTTCAAGTTTCAACAATTATTGCGGACGCAGTTGCAAATCTTGGAATGGTGAAATCAACCGCAGTTGCCGAGATAGCGTTCTCAATACTTGAAGACGATGCAGAAGTTCTGCTTCTGATTTAGGAAAAAAAATGCCATATTACATTTCAGACAAACAAAGCGATTGTCAAGATTGGGCCACAGTCAAAGAAGAATCAGATGGCTCTTATACGACAATCGGTTGCCATACAAGCAAACAAGATGCAATTGATCAGATGGTGGCAGTTTCAATTTCTGAAGATATGGAACCAGGCGGAGAAATCCGACAGGTAGATTTGAGCGTTCCACAATTCATCCGCGACAATGCAGCACGCGGCTTGAAGTATGTGAGCGAAGGTTTTGGGGGAGATGGCTTGACCGATGCCACTAAGCGTGAAGCACGCGAAATGGCGGCGGGAAGAATTACAGAAAACAAAGTTCGCAAAATGGCACCTTGGTTTGCTCGTCATAAAGTTGACGGCCAAGCGCCAAAAAACAAAGACTCATCGAATCCACAATATCCAGGCGCAGGATTGGTTGCTTGGTTGTTATGGGGCGGAGATTCTGACTTTAGTGACAGAGCGCAAAATTGGGCGCAACGCAAGATTGATGCCCTTAATGCCGAGGCCGATTCAAGGAGCAAAATGGCAAAGAAAATCGAACGCCGCACTTACACTGTGCGCGATGTGGAAGCCCGCGCAGATGGCGAAGGAATGCGCCTTGCCGGATACGCAGCAGTTTTCAATGACTCAAGCGTTCCCCTACCATTCAAGGAAAGCATTGCCCCTGGCGCTTTTCGCAAGACTTTGAGCGAGACTCCTGATGTGCGACTTCTCATCAATCACGAGGGTCTGCCATTAGCTCGAACCAAAAATGGCACCTTGAAACTTGAAGAAGATGATCGCGGTTTGCGGTTTGAAGCAGACCTCGCAGACACTCAAGAGGGTCGTGATATTTATGAACTCGTCAAGCGCGGAGATGTTGACCAAATGTCTTTCGCCTTCCGCGTCATTCGTCAAAAGTGGAATGATGACAGAAGCCGTCGAGTTCTTACCGAGGTTTCATTGGCAGATGGCGATGTTTCAGTTGTCACTTATCCTGCCTACCCAACAACGACAGTGCAGGCTCGTGAGCAATTAAGAGCCGCAATAGACGCCGTCAAAGAAGGCCGCGAAGTCACAGGCGATTCACTCATTGCCTTACAGAGCATTTTCTCAGACCTTTCAGAAGGTCACGAATACATTATGCGTGCGGTGGAAGTTATGGCACAAATGGTGGGCGACAACAATGAAGTTGATGAAGAAGACGAAGAAGAATATGCTCGTGCAGTTGATGTCGTCGGCGACTTCGTAGAATGGGATTCATCGGGCGGAACTGCTCGCGGTCGCATTGAACATGTGATGCGTGAAGGTGTGCTTGGTATTCCAAATTCAGACTTCTCAATCACCGCCGAAGAAGGCGATCCTGCAATTCTGATTCGTGTTTATCGTGAACTCCGTGATGGATGGGTTGAAACTGAAACCCTTGTTGGTCACAAAGCATCAGAACTTCGTGCAATTGACCCACTACCATCGCCAACCGAAGAAGAAGGTCGCAAGATTTCTCTTCGTCTAGCAAAAGCAATCGTAAGCGCAACAAAATAGTTTTCTGCTCAATCGAGCAGATTGAAGTCGGAGCGAACCTCACACCCTTGAAGCGCCGTGAGCATCTTCGCCACCACCTCGCAACCCAACTCACAAGGAGCAAAACTCAATGTCATATTTTGACAAGGTAGTCGAGCGCCGTGATGCAGTGAAGGCAGAAATGGATGCAGTTCTCGAAGCAGTAGCAGCAGAGAGCCGCACCGATCTAACCGCAGAGGAAACCGCAAAGGTTGATGCTCTAGTCGCTGAATCCCGTTCTCTCGATGAGAAAATTGAAAAACTCACTGCTCAGGCAGATGCAGACCGCAAGGCTGCTGAAGCACGCGCAGCAGTAGCAGACATCGCCACCCCAAAGGTCGGCGGTTTCAAAGTAACACGCGAATCACGCACCTACGCACCAGAATCAGATTCTTCCTTCTTCAAGGATGCTTACAACGCACAGTTCAAATCTGATTATGCTGCGCAGGAGCGTCTAGCTCGTCACCAACGCGAAGAATCAATTGAGCGCCGCGATGTCGGAACTGCTCAGTTCGATGGTCTTGTGATTCCACAATACCTCGTTGATCTCGCAGCACCTTTGGCTCGTGCAGGTCGCCCATTTGCAGACTTCGTCACAAACAAGATGACCTTGCCTCCTTCTGGTATGACTCTGAACATTAGCCGCATGACGACTGGTTCCTCAACGGCCGTTCAAGTCACACAGAACGATGCAGTCAGCGAAACAGATGTTGACGACACCCTCTTGACTATCAATGTCAGAACCATTGCCGGTCAGCAAGACCTATCCCGTCAAGCGATTGAGCGCGGAACAGGAATTGACACATTCGTTGCTCAAGACCTCATCCGTTCATGGCACACAACTCTTGACTCACAAATCCTCAATGGAACAGGCAGCGCAGGACAGATTCTTGGCCTTCGCGCTTCAGGTGGAAACGCAATCACCTTCACCTCAACTGCTCCAACAGTTGCATTGCTTTATCCGAAACTCGCTGATGCAATTCAGCAGATTCAGACAAACGCATTTGTCAACCCAACTCACTTCGTGATGCACCCACGCCGCCTTGCATTCTTGCTTGCTGCGGTTGATTCAACAAACCGCCCACTCGTTGTTCCTGCCGCTAATGGCCCAACCAACGCTGCTGGTGTCGGAAATGGTGGCGCTGCTTACGGAAACTCTGGCTATCAGATGATGGGTCTTCCAATTGTGACCGATGCAAACATCGGAACAACCTACGGAACCACAACAAATCAAGATGAAATCTATGTTGTGACCGCAGGCGAATCTCACCTTTGGGAGCAACCAGGTTCTCCATTCACACTTCGCTACGACGCGACAGGTGCAGGAAACCTCACCATCAAGACAGTCGTTTATGGTTACGCTGCTTATACCGCAGGACGTTACCCAACAGCCGCTTCCATCATTTCAGGAACAGGCTTATCAGCACCAACCTTCTAGTTTGAACTAGAAGTCAAGATTGTGCAGAGGCGGATGAGGCCCCCCGACTCATTCGTCTCTGCACTTCCTAAAGTTCGGGGGAACTATGAAAACAGG